CCGGACCTTGGGCGCACCCGCCCCGCCGCGCGCCGTATCTGGCCCGCCACGGCGTCAAATGGATCATCGTCTTACTCGCCTTTCTGCTGGCCGTTGCCGTGGGCACATGGCTGCGCGGTGTCGGTGAAAAAGCAATCGCGCAGGCCGCTTATGACCTAGCGCAGTGGGAGAACATGCAATGACAAAGCAAGAAGCCATTACCGCGCCAGCGCACAAGTCGATTGCCGCAGCACTTGCCGCTGCACAGATGCAAATGGGCAAGGCTCTGAAGCAGTCCAGTAACCCGCATTTCAAGAGCAAGTATGCCGATCTGGCAAGCGTTGTTGATGCATGTATGCCAGCCCTGAACATCAACGGCATCGCGGTTGTTCAGCCGACGATTGACGACGAGACAGGCCGCTATGTCAAAACCATCTTCATTCACTCGGAAAGCGGTGAAGAACTTGAATGCCGGGTTCCGCTGATTGTCCAGAAGAACGACATGCAGGGATACGGCTCGGCAGTCACCTACGCCCGCCGCTATGGACTAATGGGCATGGCTGGAATTGCCCCAGAAGACGATGACGGGAACGCTGCCAAGAATGCTGCGCCACAGCAGGAACGCACGGTCACGCCAGACCAATACATCAAACTGCGCGACCTTGCCGCCGATGCTGATGTTGATGAGGCAAAGTTGTGCGAGCGCTACGGTGCCAGCGACTTGCAGCAATTCCCGCTGGACAAGTTTGCGTCTGCCGTAACCGCCCTGAACAAAACCATAGCCGCAAAGAGGCCTGACGATTTGGCAGGCGATGAAATCCCCTATCACAACGAGGAAGAACACGCATGAAAGTCCTAGCAAAAATTGGCGATAACAACCCCCCCGACCCTATTGATGAAGCCCTGGCACCTTATGGCGACTTCATTGCTGAGGCCGAAACTTGGCTGGATGGCGCCGCCGTTGAAAACGAAGACCAGATGAAAGCCGTGGATGCGCTGACCAGCGAAATCAAGTCAGCGATCAAGGTTGCCACTATGGCCGAGAAGTCAGCCGCTGCGCCGCTACATGATGCGTGGAAGGCCGAAAAAGCCCGGTGGAAGCCGACACTTGACGACCTCGCCCGCATTCGTGACGGGCTTGTTCACGCGGTTTCTGGCTTCAAGGCTAAACTGGCCGCAGAAAAACGCGCCGCAGAAAAGGCCGCATGGGAAGCCGCCAACAAGGCCCGCATGGACGCAGAGGCCGCAGCTTCCAAGGCCAATGCGTCTGACATTGAGGCGCAACGCGCGGCACAAGCCGCAGCACAAGCCGCCATTGATGCCGAGAAAGCCGCGAAGGCTCAGGCAAAAGACAGCGTGAAAGGTATGCGCAAGGTTACGCGCTACGAAATCACCGACAACAAGGCCGCGCTTCACGATATTGCAGCGAATGACCGGGACGCAATCACCGCCTTCATCGCTGAGTATGTGCGCCTGAACCACAAGAAGCGGACAATTCGGGGCGTGAAGGTCTGGGAAGAAAAGGAGGCATTCTAATGCAAACGCTCACAATCGCCGGAACAATTGGACGCGATGCCGTCATTCGCAACACGCAAAACGGTGACGCCGTGGCCGGGTTCTCGGTCGCTGTCGATAACGGCAAGGATAAATCAGGCAACAAGCGTGACGCTACTTGGTTCGATTGCTCGCTATGGGGTAAGCGCGGCGAAGGCCTTGGCCCGTACCTGACCAAAGGAACCCGCGTGGCAATCACCGGGCGTCCTGGCGCACGGGAACACGATGGCAAGATTTACCTTCAATGCAATGTTGACGGGATAACGCTGCAAGGCGGTGGACAAGAGCGCCAGGACAACGGCGGCAACCAAGGCGACGGATACAGCGCCGGGGGCCGACCGGGCGGGGATATGGATGATGAAATTCCATTTTCGGCATGTGTGATCTAATGGATGCCGTTCGCCAAGCCGCTGCCGAATACCTACGCCGCGAGGCCGTGGCCAACAAAGCCATGCGCGGCGCAGATCATCAGGTAATCATGGCCGAGGTTGCCGCCGAGTTCGGTGTTGATACGGCTATTCTGATCGAGGCGGTTCTTGACCGCAGCTTTGCGGGGGCGAACTGATGCAACACCCGCTGAATATCCGGCCAGAGAAAATGTATCTCGACGGGCGCGAGTGGGTGCCCGCCGACTACGCAAACGCGCTGGCCGATATGCTGCGGGAAAAACAGCGTTCCACGGCAAGCCACAACCACCAGTGGGCCGAGATTGCGGACTGTTGGGCCAACCTGCCCGCCGATCATGCGCAAGCGCCCTACGCGGGGTCTGCCGAGGCATTCCGTAAGCATGGGCTGATTGCCGCCGGATACTGCGACACGGACACGCTTGCTTTCGAAACGCAGGAGCAGGCGATTGCAGCGGCCCCGTTCATAGCCCGTCTGGCGCGCAAGGCTCACGGCTACGCGCTGACTGTGGTTCGCGGCCCGCTGGTGATTTGCAGCACACCGCACAGCCAGTCATTCAAGGCAATGGGCAAGGAACAGTTTCACGCCAGTAAGGCTGCGGTGCTGAACTGGGCACATGAAATCTTGGGGGTGAAGGCATGAACGCCCGCTCTGTGCCCGAATGGGTCGGCAAAACGCCCGACACCGCCATTCCGCCCCGCGTCCGGTTGCGCGTGTTCGAGCGGTTCGGCGGGGTATGCCAGGAAACCGGCGTGAAGATCAACGCCGGGGACCAATGGGACTGTGACCACGAGATTGCACTGTCGAACGGCGGGGAAAACCGGGAAGGCAACCTTCGCCCGGTTCTACGTGCCGCGCACCGCGCCAAGACCGCCAAGGACGTAGCGCAGAAAGCCAAGGACCGCCGGGTGCGTCAGAAGCATATCGGTATCCACAAGCCGAAGACCACCATCGCCGGAAGCCGCAGCAGCAAGTTCAAGCGCAAGATCGGCGGCGGAACAGTCCTTCGCGACGATGAATAACCATCCCGGCACCGGGGTCCAGGTGCGGTTCTAAAGCTGAAAGGCCCTTGGTTGCATCAAAGTGTGACCGTCCCTCAGACCAACCCGCCAACCGCGCCAAATGGTTGGCGGGAATTCAGGAGAACCAAAATGACCAGCATCAACATCCACGGCGCGACAGAAATAAAGATCAATTCGCACCGCCCCGGCAACAACAACTGCATGACTTTGGCAATCACCACGCGCAACTGTCTCGGCCATGAAGACGAAACGGAAATCACCGTCTTCGGCCTGCCGGAAGCAATAACCGACGCGCTGATTAATAGCGCCCTGCCGCGCAATGCAGCACGGGTGCCGGAAGCGAAGGAAAACGCATGACTGACTTATCAAATCCGAACAAACTTAAGTTTGAAGAACTGGACGACGAAACCGCCGTAGCACTGTTCCGCTATTGGCGGGAAGGTGGGAAGGTCCAGTTTTGGAGCCTGAGCGAAAACTGGATGTACACTTCCAGCCCATCTTGGCTAGCTAATAGCGTCTACCGCGCCAAGCCCGTACCTGTGACACAGGACAGCATCGACTGGTCCCATGTCGCGCCTAAGGCCAAGCGTTCAAGGACATGCTGGCAGAGATTGAAAGGATCATGAAATGATGCGGTTTAGAATCCACTTTGAATGGCCTGACGGCACACAAGACAGTGTGGTTATCTCTGGTGATACAATCGAAGAAATCCGCGAGAAAGCACACGGCGAAGTATCAACGAGGAACGGTAAAAATCCTTGGTCAGAGGAAATTGATTAATGACCCATGCACCTGAACGGATATGGGTAGACGAGGAGCTGCACCACATCGCCAGAGAAGTGGCAGCCAATCTAACTGACGTGGACAAGAAGCAGTTACGGTTCAATGAGATAGTGGACTGCGCAAAAGGGTTCTATCCAGCCGCAGTAAGTCGCGGCGTTGAGGAACTGGTTGAATCCTGCTGCCGTACCAGTGTGCTATATGTCAACAAAAATCCAATGTGGCATGAACTGAACCATCAATACGGATGGATGAGATGAAATCAGACCACATGACCCAAGCACCTGAACGGATATGGGTGGATTACAGAGAGCATACCGAAACCTACGCGGAAATCTCACTGGAGGAAGGCGTCTTTGATACGGGGTATGTCCGCGGCGACCTGTACGAAGCCCTAGAGGCAGAGAACAAGCGGCTGCATCAGGGACTTCATGCCGTCAAAGAGTTGGGGGCTAATGCCCTCGCTGAAAACCTGCGGCTTCGGGAAATACTCAAGGAATGCTCTGATGATTTGGAAACAGAGAACGGGGCGGCCTACCCATTAGCATCAAGAAAATACCCGTCCCAGCGTCGGCGGTACCACAACGATATGGAGATAGTGTATCGCGCCCGCAAGGCGCTGGAAGGAGGCGACACATGAATTGGCGAGATATACCCGCATCAGACATTGACTGGGGATCAAACCCGATTTCAAAGCGAGCCGGGTACAAGGTGCGCATGATGTGCGCCGATATGTATCTGAGCCAATTCAGCAACAAGTTCTCGTGCAGCGCATGGCACGAAGCGACACTTGGCGAGATTGCAGACTACGGCGAACGCCATTGGCTGCGCTGCACTAACATTGGTGCACTTGGCGTTGAGGTAATCAAGTGGGTGATTGATGAAGCCGCAGAGGGCAGATGCCCGTTGTTTGCCGAGGCAGGCAAAGCACCAGATGCGTATGTGCCTAAATCCGCCCGCATCGCGGAACTGGAAGCGGGGATGCAATGGCAACCGATAGCGACCGCGCCGAAAGATGGACGGCATTACGTTCTACTGTTCGTTGCCGATGCCAACAATGGCGACGGTGCAATCGCAACTGGTGTGATCGAAAAGAGCCAAGGAACGGGGCGCGAACTTGTCAAGGCAAGTGGTTTTGGTGGCCATTGGAACATTACCCACTGGATGCCTTTACCTAAGTCACCGGAACAGGAGCCGCCGCAATGACCACGCTGATCGCCATAGACGCCGCCGCGCTGGACCGGGTAGCCGTATGACACTGCCTTTTGTCCTGCCTCGCCTATTGCCCGCGCCAAGTGCTGCGGCGTATATCGGCGTGAGCGAGACAAAATTACGGGAACTCGGTATTCGCCGCCGGGTTCTTGGCGGTAAGCGACTGTTTGACCGCCTTGACCTGGACGCATATGTTGACGGATTGTCGTTTGAAGGCGATGAAGCGGGGAATTCGTGCGACAGCCTATTCGGGGGATCAGGTTGAAATATCTGACCAGCACAACAAACAGCGCTGGCGTGACCTATTTTTATCTGCGCCGGAAAGGCCAGCCGAAAATCCCGCTTGGCAAAGGCCCGCCCGATAGCCCCGCGTTCCTGACGCGGTACGCCGCCGCGATG